AAACCACCCCAAAGATTACTCCACCAGTCACCAAAGCGGCCCCAAATGCCTTTAATTTTTCCGGTCCAGGTATTTATTTGGTTCAAATTACCTTTAACCATGGCTGAGGTCTTTTGAACGACCTTTTCATGCATTGTTTCAGCATTATCAATAGTCTTATTCTTAGTAGTTCGAGCGGCACTGATGGCTTTATCGCGTTGACTGCGCGCATTGGCGATAATCTTATCATGTTGCTTTTTACTAATTGAATGAGTTACATAATATTCCCTGTCGGCCGCGTTACGAACTGAATTGTACTTTTTATTAGCAGCACTTTTAGCATGTTTGTAAGTTTTGTTTGCAGAACTTACAGTTGACTTCATCGTTTTATATGAAGACCTGATAATTGAACGAGCCTGTTGCTGAGAAATTTTCGAGGTACGATCTTTTAATCGACCGTAAATAATGGTTTCCTTGTTGGTATTATTGGTAAGTAACTTAGATACTGCCCGATTAGTTGCTGAAATAGCAGCTTCACGGCCTTTACCACCATTTTTTTCACTCCGGTTAATCTTGCTAATTCCTTTAGAAGCATTCGAATAGCGTTTATTCCAATATTTACTATCCGATTTTTCCATTGAACTAGCTTGTTTCTTAGTGATGACGCCTTCTTTGAGTAACCATTGAACTCGTTTGTTGGATGAGGACTTCTCTGAATTGGTATATGATTGAAGCCCTTTACGCATGGAACCATATACGTTGCTATTGATCTTTGAGCCGGTTCCTTTAGATACGGTTGCCCAATTAGCATTGGCCTTCTTGAACGATGATGTGAATGACTTTAATTCTTTCTTGCCCTCTTTATCTAATCCAAGAGAGGCATTTTTCTTTGAACTAGATTTTTGGCCTCCAGGAACCATCATTCCATAAATATCAGTATTATACCCTTTATGATGAATAACCCGCTTTTCAGCGTTATTTTGACGATCGCCGTATCCAGTCCAAACTTGGTTATATCGGTTTGGATTTGATTGATATTTTTTATCTATTTCATTAAGATTCTTAACATACTTACTACCAGCAATACTTTTAGCAATACTGCCACCAACAGACGACCCAATCATGGCAACCAATGGATTACCGCCACTTAGTGCAAGGCCCAGGCCAGCACCGACAGCATTACCGCCGGCTTGCCACATTTGACTACCGCCTTGTTTACTGTCAATACCATGCTTAAATGCACTAACGGCATGACCACCAATTTGAAGGCCAATGGTGGCATATGACATTCCATTTAGGAGTTTGTCACTGCTTAACGCAGTTGCTGCATTACCTAAACGGGATGGTGCAAAGTGAGTTGATCCGGTTCGAGTAGCTGATACTTTTTCTCCACGACGAATTCGCGATCCTGCTAGAGGTGAATCCCCGGCAGTTGAAAGTGCAGTGGAAAGCACCCTGGATGCGGTGGAAGCCTTGCGACCTCTACCAAATAGAAGGCTGCTTGATAACCCTAAAAGGCCCTTACCAACCTTGATACCGCCCCATACTCCCGCAAACGCTGCGGCGTAACCGGCTGCTTTCTTAATTGGTGAAGGAAGGCCAATTAAAACTTTAAGGAATTTGTTAGCAACTCCCAATGCTTTGGTGAATAGCGGAAGAATCGTTTTAGTGAATCCCATCCCCATGATATTCACGTATTGCTTGAAGACATCAATCTGGTTTTTCCAAGATGCCATATTTTTCTTAGCAAGAGTGGCAATATAACCATTCTTACCGTATTTTTGAGCACGACTAACTTGTCCAGTTAATGATCTTAATTGTTTAGTATTATTGGCCAGGATTAAGCCTGATTCTTGCCCAGTTGTCCCAAAGAACATGCGGAAAACATTAAACTTATCGGCTGAACTCATTCCAGCAGTTGCTTTCTTAAGAACGTCCATGTTATCAGCAAGTGTTTTAACTTGACCATTGGCTTTTTGAAAATCTGATGGCTTAAGCCCCAGGGCTGACATAACTTGTCCTTGTTGAGACTTAGCAGCCATATTAGGCGCGGCAAACGAATTCATAACCTTACGTAAACCAGTACCAGCAATGGAACCATCTTGTCCGTTATTTGAAAGAACACCGACGCCAGCGACGGTTCTGGCAAGCCCTTGATTAGAGCTATGGGCAGTTGCACCAACATATCTCAGCGCGTTTCCCATACCTTCGAAGTTTGTGGCAGTTAGATCTGATCCATATGCCATTTCGTTCAGAACTTTCCTGGTGTAGGCAGCCATCTTCCTCCTTGAATTACCAGCTTTAGTTTTATAGCCAAACTGTTCAAGCGTAGGAGCACCATAGTTAACAACCGAATTATATGGATCACCAGAAGCTCTCGCGGCTTGCAGGAAGTATTTATGTGATGCTAACTCCTGTTTTCCGTTATAGCCTCGACGAATGAGTTCTTCGCCACCTTTGGCCATCGCTGTTGGTGAAACACCATATTGTAACGCAAAACGGTTGTTTTCTTTCTGCATTGCTGCAGTTTCACGCTTCGATTGAGAAGCTGATTCCCCACCAGTCTTTAACAGGTTTCGAATGGTAATGTACTTATTCTGCAAATTAGTAGCTTCGTTTGCTGATTTAAGAAATGCGGCTCCAACTATCCCTGCTCCCATAGCAATTTGAGAACTAATATTCACAAAGTCATTGCCGGCATCGTACAGGTTTCTAAACGACTTTGTCGTTTTACGACCACTTCTGCTTAGATTATCAAATGAGGTCTTACCTTTGGTGCCGAACCTTTGAACTCGTGTATTTGCATGATCAATATCACTACTTGTTTGCTTGAGATTTGTCTTTACTTTGAAGTTTGCCTCTTTAGGCAAACGTTTAAATGAGTTTCTGGCTTCCTTGGAAGTATCAGAAAAAGCCTTGCCGATTTGCTTCGCAGATTCACGAGAGCTATCAGCAAGGCCTTTTAGACGATCATTTATTTTATCTGTATCGCTTATAAGGCTATCAGACATTTTCTTCGATTTGGAAATTAAGCTTTCATATTTATCTTCAAACTTGGTCAATCCCTGAACCGACATCCGACTGCCAAAGTGAGAAAGTTGATTATTAGCTTCACGGCTAGTTCTAATTAGCCGATCCATTTTCTCGTTGGCACGGTCAATCGCATCCATATTTTCTGACACAACTCGGAATCCAACTTTGGCACTTCTTGCATATCCCATGTTAGAATCCTCCTCGCATTTGTGACTGTACTTCCATGCGCTTAGAAATCGCCCAATTGAAGACAGACAGTTCATCAGCATTCATATACTTAATTGGCCGAGGCAGTCCGCTTTCTAACCCATTATAGATATAAGCAGTCCAGCCAATTGATTGAGACGTTGATTTATTAATTAATGCCTCAAGATCCGTTTTACGAATAAAGTGATTAGTTAAGTTCTTGCACAAGAAACCGGTCAGCTTCTGAGCAAACCTTCATAACGCCAGAATGGTTTTCCCAGAATTTCCAACTCATTTTTTCCGGTTTTCCGCCAACAGTGGGCGTACCAATAAGCGGATTAAGTCCAAGATCATCATTACCGTTAATAAAGGCATCCCAGTAGGCATGACGACTAACATCTGCCAAATCAGTAAATTTAACTGCTTGTTCAACACCCGGAAAATTGAAAGGATACTTAATGTTTTGCTTGGTCTTTTTGTCCCAAAGAGTTACAGAGCCAACAATCATGCCATTTCGTTCAGTTCTAACCAATTTTGGTTCCTTAACAGGTGTTTCAGTCACCTTTTTAGTTGTTGACTTAGTTTTAACTTCTTCTGTCATTTAAAACATTCTCCTTTATTTATCAATTGAATATAAATTGTTTTATGCAGTAATCGGGTCAACTTGCAATACAGAAGCCTTAAATACTACAGAAACACTTGGATAATCAGCGTTAAGAGTTGTATCAGTAGGACGGGTAATTCGTGCACTATCTGTATGGAAGTGAGCAAAGCTTGATGTTACTGATACAGGGACGCCAGTCAAATTGTTGGCCAAGTCAATGAGATGAGCATAATTGGCAGCATTAGGATCAACACTAAACGTAAACGTACCAGAATGATCATGGTTAATGGCTGATTTACCATTACCATTATTATCAACCGAATCAGTAACGTTATCGTTGTTCCAAGCAACAGCTACTTTATCGCCAGTGCCAAAGTCAGTAAATGGGAGGCCATCAATTTGAACTGACACTTCCCAAGGGTCAAATGTATGTTGAGTAAGTTTCATTTTCTACGTCCTCCTATAAATCGATTTCGCCAGAGATATACGCATCGTCAATCGCATCGGCTGGATGGTACTTCCAGGACAACCCGCGGTAAATCCGTTGAGAAACATCCACGTCCTTCATGTCCTCACGAGGTAACGCGGTGACATCGTAGTCCGGCTTGCCATTTGCTTTTTCACCAACGCCACCATTCCGATAGAGTTGATCAAAGACGCTCTCAACGCCCGACTTAAGCAAGTTAATACCGGTGTTATCATAAGAAATTTTAGGATTTTTAACCATGATTTCAGTAAGCTTCTTGTTGCTATGCTTGATAATAAAATCACGTCCAAGAAGCATATCGATATAGTCGCCACTTAACGTCTTGCCATCACGCACAATTGGCATTCCTTGAGCATAGTAGTAAGTGTTGATGTTACCTTCGGTGTAAGGTGTCAGTTGATCCTGTTGGAATGACAGTTGATCTTGTGGTAAGACACTTTCATCCAATCCCGATGTATTAGCGACATCGAAACTTCCAACAGGTAAAGAGCCAACGGCTCCAATCGTTCCAGATGAAAGAACATTAGCATGTGTATCGTCGGTATGGGTTTTAAAAGCAATTGTATTAACGTTTGATGCGTATGCAGCCGTATCGGAAATATTATCCACATCCACGGCTAAGATACCGGTGTTCTGCGCCTCAATATAATTTGAAAGCGCCGGAATTTTACTTTTATCGATTCCTACTGGAATCAAATACTCATCCCCGGAGTTATAGAATTTCTTAACTGCGGAAATTAGATTAGTTGAATCAGCCATAATATTTTCCTCCTAAAAAGGAATTTTACGATTACTCGCAAAACTCCTCATGTTAGATATTCATTATTTAATTCACTACTTTTTTGCTGCTGAAGAAGCAGGTGCTACTGTGCAGTAAATCCATCATCCTCATGATACAGTTACATCACAAGTTGCTGTAAACCCACCATCCTCAGTTGTGGCAATAATCTGAGTGTGGCCGGCTTTAACATATGAAACCTTGCCAGATTTATCAACCGTCGCAATGCCTTCATCTTTAGATGAAAATGATACATTTTTATTAGTGGCAGTGGTAGGTGTAACTTTGGCCGTTAATTGTTCATTACCGCCGGTATGTCCTGAAATGGATGTTTTATCAAGGGTGACGCCGGTTACTGGGTTCAAATTAGCGATTACTGTAACTTCAGTAGTAGCGGTAATATCATCATTAACCCCAGTCTTAAAGGTAATAGTAGCGTGACCAGCAGACTTATAAACAATTGTGAAACTGCCATCTCCATTTGGTGAAACGGTCGCTACATCGGTATCACCTGACGTTGCCGTTACATTCTTTTCGGTGGCGGTTGCTGGCAAAAGAGTCGTTGTAACTTTACCAGTTTGACCGACGACGCCTGAGATTGAGGCATGATCAACCGTTAAACTAGTTGGCGATACATAGGTATTTTGGGCAACTGCTTTCACTACCAGAATTGCTTCCGGGGGGTTAGAGCCACCAAAAGCCGCCTTAGCATGCTTATAAACTAATGAGTCGGGATCAAAATCATCACCGACTTCTCGAAGATCGTTGTACTGAGTTTGAGTTGCTTCAGTTACATGGGAATCTTCAATCAAATACTTTGGAATTTGATCCCCAAGTTCCTTGACCTTTCGAACAGTCTTTACTGAAGTATGCACTGGGCCAAGTGGTTCATTTGTAATAGGCATTATAATTCCTCCTAATTCTTCGTAATCTTTTCATTGTTGCTATCGATGGCTTCAATAGTTGGCAGATCAGATTCAAAGTTACGCTCTAATCTAATCTGTAAGTCAAAACCATACTGCTGTTCTGAATTGTTAATCCCAATCACGCTTCTATCCTGCGGATCAAGAATGGCAACGATAATAATTCCGCGTTGCTTAACCTGATAATGAATTTCTGGATCACGTAAATTGGCTTGGAGATTATCCATTATATCAAGTGCCCTGGTTTCGGTTTCGGCATGAATAGTGATTGAGATATGGGTATCAACCGGTTCATGCATGGGATACATATGTTGAACCGGCATAACCAGACTGCCACGGGGATGCACAGTAATAAAAGGCAATGTTGGCTTCGTGCCAAGTGAATAGTCTTCAATTACATGTTTTTCATCAAGATTGGTCAAAGAACGGATCGTTTGTCGCATTGTTGCGATTGCTTCCGTCCAGTTGATGGTTCGCTTCATCGCTATTCACCTCTTGACTGTTAGACCGCAGATAGTAGATACAAGCATCAGACATGCCATAATAGGGATCCTTACCAACAACCTGTAAACATTCCCAGTTCTGATCATCATTGCCGGTTTTAATGGCAACGATCGTCCCAAACGGAACGTCCTGAAGTGAGTACCATTCATGGCTGCAATTAATGCTCTTACCGTCTCCAGTTAGGATAATTTGATTAGCATTAGCATTCGGACTAACTGGAGCGATTGGCTCACTGACGTCAATATAAGGCTGCTCACGGAAATTAGTTCGTAAAAAGTCGCCGGTTAAGGTTATTCCGCCGTCTTGATACGACGTATTCCGATAGATTCGAATTGGAATGCCGTAACGCTTAATCAAATTTCTTTTTATAAACTTCAAATTTCTATCACCTTACATCCGATTGATTTGTGCAATGCACCCGTATCAACAAGCGGATCGTCTTTACCCTTATTCTCGATGGTTATTGGCGCGTTATGCGGCGTAACTTTAAGCTTGATTTCATCTTTGATCCGTTGTTGAATTAATCGACCCACATCTTCATACAGTTCATAAGCCGTTAATTCACTATTCATGATGCGACTAAGGTCACGTTCAACAAGCTCATTGATGCGAAACATCCCTAAGTCAATGCCATCTCTAAGAAATGAGCGTTCAGGGATTTTAACGTGCTTAAGCTTATAGAAGCTCCCATCTTTCATCGGAATGACCAAATATGGACCGTTCTTAGGATAAATCTCAGCACCAAATTCATTGACAGTAGCAATCATCTGTAAAAAGGCCAGTGACTTATTGCCAACTGGGATCATGACACCAACTTCCACGCGGTAATGATTGAGGGCTCTCAGTTCCTCTTTAATTTTGGGGAAATTATTGTCATCAGAAAATAGTTCAGCCAAGTTTAATTCGCCACCTTGAATGTCCATATCGGCTCAGTAGGTCATTTAGCAACTCTTCCCAATGATTAGTCGCATTACCATTGTATTGGGTGTGTAAGTCCTTAAAATTATCCACCAGGATACCTTTGCCAAGGTCAGAATTGATCCAAATCAGTGATAGAATCTTCATTTCCATGGCTTGGTTCCAAACAAACTGATCAGTAGGAATGTTTAGTGGTTTAAGCAGGCCATAAGCAATTTCAAGTAAATCATTTAATGCTTCATCGCTTACATCAACATCTGACAGCCTTTTAACACTGGCAATGACCTCACTTTGGCCAAATGGATAGTCCATATGATCACCTTCTACTTGGATCCTTTAAAGATAATGATATCTTTACCAGGAGTGAGATCGGATTGTGGATAGATCCGATTCAAGTTGGCTAATTTACGAGTTGTCGTATTGTTGGCGGTTGCGATTGCCCACAGCTCATCGCCTGGCTGTACGGTATAGCAAACATTGCCATTTTTAGAAAAATTCTTGGATGTATCAATTTGATCTGGGAACATAAGCTTTCCTCCTTATTTCAAATCATAGTGTGCTGAGTTACTGGTTACGGTTGGTTTTTCAGCTTCCTGCGGCAAATTATTTACCCGCCAAAACATCAAGAATAAAGACTTGTTTGGCCACCGTAATTGTGGGCACAAACTTCTCATCAACAATTGTTTTAACCGTTACTGGATCATCACTGGCTTTGGTTAACAAGGAAACCCCTGTGTCGAATAGAGCAACGCTTCCCATTCCAGCAGTACCAGATAAATTTTCTTCAGGCGTTTCAACAAAATTCATCTGGCCAACCGGTGCGTTTGCACTTCCTGGAAGAAAAATAATTTTACCATCAGGAATGAACTTCTCGAACTTGCCGTTATTATTCCATCCCTTGTCATAAACGACTACTGACATCCCCAGGACTGCCGAGAACCATTGAACAACCATTGGCTGAGTAAGAATATTACCTTGTGGTGATACAGAACCCGTAAAAATAGTATTATGGAGTGCCTCGTTATGCATCAGTGTGTACATCGTTGTCGAGTTCATCAGCGCGCGATTTAAAGCCGTTCCTGACTTCTGTGCCGCGGTATCCTTCACAGACTGAACATCATCGTAAGGATTAGATGCAGCATCAGTCCACGGCTTGGTTGCTTTAGCGCTCTGGTATTTTTCATATCCGTAATCTGCCACTAGGTTCCCAATAGTTAATTTACCGTTCAAGAGTGCCTGAATTGCGTAATATTCGCGTGTAAAGCGAGCTCGAATAAGCAAATTAGCTTGATCATCATACAGCTTCTTGGTAATGGTCAAAATAAGGTTCTGATCGTTAGAACCTAACGCGTTGTTTAAATCTTTGAAATCAGTTTCGTTAAGATTTAATGAGTTCTTAAATTTGTAAGTCGGCAGTGTGCCCGTGGAAAGTGAACCACGTTCAACTGGCAAAGCTACTGAATCTTCTTTGGTATAATCTAACGGTGCTGGATAAATATCCTGACCATTAAGCAGCTTAACATTGTCAGCTTTTTGCTTAGTTGGTGTAAATAGAGCTTCCATGAGATAGGGAGCTGTATATTCTGGATTGCTATTCCAATATCCTTGTAAATAGTTTGCTTGAAGCAAATCAAATGGTGTTGTCACGATATCACATCTCCTTATCGATTAATTAACTGAATACCTGGTGTTTTACCAGCAACTGCCTGCAAATCAGTCACAACCGTACTATCAAGCCGATTTTGGCGCAGATAAACATTATCAAACCAAATCGTTACGTCAGCATCGCCAGCAGTAACATCAGTATCAGCAGCGATTACGCCAGCAAATACTTGACCACCCCCACCAGTAAACTTAGAAAGTTTAGTCGTGCCTTTGGATTGATCGGCACTCAACCAGTCGGACTTTGCACCAACTGGCGTACCTTGTAGGATAATCTTTTTGCCACTAGGATTAGCGCTAACGGTTGAACTATCAATTGTCCCCGGTAAGCCAACAGTTAAGTCGGGTCTTACTCGAGGATCAGAATTAGCAAAATATTGTTGTACCATCCTGTTTCACCTCATTTATTATTTTTGGTCAAAAAACTTACCCTTAAATCGGTTAGGGTCTCCAAGGGTATTTTTGGCAACAATCTCACCAAAGCTCGGCGCTTCAGTAGTTTGCTGCTGATTACTTTGTGGAATATTGTGATTCTTAAACATGTCCTGCTTTGTCTTTTTAACGACGCGATTAAGTAAATCCTTGAAGTTGTCAACATTGTGTTTAGTTGCTTCTGGATCATCACTAATAAGTGTCTCAACATCGTCATTGGTAAATTGGTAACCGGTATCTTTAAGCTGATTGAGTACCTCGCTACGCATTTCTGATCTATTCTTCTCAGCCTTGAGCTCTTCATTCTCTTTAAGAATTTCATTGATTTTCTCTTGCTGTTTTTCATCGTCAGTCATTTGGGCGTACTTTTCGGCACTACTCTTGCCGACCTTTTTTCCTTCTTCAATGCCTTTTTTATGAGCACGGAATTCACGATCTTTGAGCAATTTATCAACTTCGGTTTGCGTAAACATCTTGTCATTGCTACTGTTATCGCCATTATTATCATCAGTGTTGTCTTTTGACGATGTGTCATCATTATCAGCTTGATCACTATTACCATTAGTATTTTGATTGCTTTGATTCTGATTGGCATTATTGGTGACAGTGTCGACAAGATTCTTAATAAAGTCTTGAGATGGTTGGCCGTTTTGATTACCAGAGTTTGTTGCGGTATTGTTGTTGGCATTTTGGCCACCTTCGCCACTTTCTCCACCTTGTGCACCAGATTGGGATTGGCTACCTTCTTGGCCGGCGTCAGCAAAATACTGCAAGTCCATGTTTAATTTATCTGATTCCATGTGTTGCCTCCGTTTATAGCCTGTCGGCTGTTAATTCCTTGCGCAGTTTAATGTCTTAAGCATGTTTGGGACAAAGTAAAAAGCAATGAAGTTTTTACTCATTGCTCATCATTACTTGTTTGATTTTTATTTGAATGGTCAACTGCTGCTATGGCGCCAGCAACGCCTAATAATGGAACTAACGAAACGTGTGCTATTTTGGTGCAACGACAGTTAGGGTGGGAGTCATCAGGGATGCTTGGAGAGTTTGCATCATTAACGGCATAGGGCCCATCTTCAGCAATTGCTTCACATTTATCACACGCTCCTGGTTGAGTTACCCAATCGAAATACGCGATTCCCTGCGAACGAAACACTGTCATAGTGGCACGATCAAGCACTCGAGCCCGTTCAGTGACAATCAGTCGTTTAACATACGCATTATTAGTTTCAACCATCCCGGTAACTGTATGCGGTTTGGCGGTGCGAATACTCGGAAAAAGTTGACGAACATCAGATTGTTTTAATCCAGTTCGCAATGATTTAGCCACTAACGATTGAACATTATTAACCAAATCATCATTGTAGAGCCAAAGATCGTCACTCCACTGACTGCCATCAATTGTCTATTGATAATCTTCTCAGAGTTTATGCAGAATCTCTCGCTTAGGGATAGCCATTCTTTTGACAGTATCGGCA